TAACCTTCCAAATGGAGACTGGGTGCCTTCTATTACATCTGTAACTTCTTTCTACAACCGGCAGATCTTTGTCAAGTGGCGTAAGCGAGTTGGTATTGAAGAAGCAAATCGTATTACAAAGAGAGCGACTGCCCGTGGAACAGATTTCCACTCAGCAACTGAGCTCTATATGTTGAATAAAGAAATAAACTGGGATGATTTTAAACCTCTCACCAAGTTTATGTTTGCTCATGCACGACCATATCTAGACAAGATAAATAATATACACGCTATAGAAAGGACTCTGTACTCCGAGTACCTTGGGTTAGCTGGTAGAGTTGACTGTATCGGAGAGTACGAAGGCGAACTCGCAGTCATTGATTTTAAAACATCTGATAAGATTAAACCAGAAGCATGGTTAGAGAATTATTTCGTTCAAGAAATGTTCTATGCATCTGCCTACTATGAACTAACTGGTATCCCCGTCAAAAAACTTATCACAATCATGGTTACACCTGGTGGTGAAGTCGAAGTATTTGACAAACGCAATAAAGGGGAGTATATTAAATTATTAGTTAGATACATTAAAGAATTTGTACATCACAATACTAGGACAGAAAATGAACAATGAACTAGAAAAGATGTTAGAAAATAAATTTTTCTGTCCATCAAAGTTCGCCCAAGAAATCGAAGCTCTTGTTCATAATAATAGTGGTATGAGTTATATTGACGCAATCATTCATTTCTGTGAGAAGAATAGCATTGATGTGGAGTCTGTTCCTAAACTTATTTCAAAACCTCTCAAAGATAAATTGAAAGCTGAAGCAATAGAGCTTAATTTTCTGAAGAGAAGTTCTCGTGCCAAATTGCCCCTTTAATTCCATTTAGGGGAGAAAAATTTTTCCGGCCAAAAATCCCTATATTACTTTTTTGATGATGCCTTTTGATGCCTACAAGCAATATCTTTCTTTGAAAAATCATTTCACGAAAGAAAAGTATGACTATCACAAGTATTGTGGAAAGAGTCGTGCAACTGTTCAATCTTTCTATAAAAGAAAGGATAGATTCTGGTTTGAAAAACTTGCAAGAAACAAATCAGATCAAGAAGTGATAGAATTCTTTGTATCTAACTTTATCACTTGCACTGATCCAGGTAAACTTTGGATTGGTGAAATGATTCGTGAGGGAGATGGTAGATATACTAACTGGAAGAAAAGAACACAGTCTCTTTCATATCTTTTTAAAGAGGAGACAAATGAGATCTTTTCAGATGGTAACTTTGATTCCATGTTCTCCATGAATGGCTCAAGTCATCCGCAAATTTTGAAAGAGTATTTGAGAGAAAATATTTCTATTGAAACAATGGTGATCTTGGATAAGATTCTTGCATTTAGACAAGAGTTTGATGAGAAACTTCAAGATCCAGTGTGGCAAACTGTAAGTATGAGAATGAAAAAATATTCTCCCTTCCTAAATATTGATGTATTTCGTTACAAAAAAGTTCTAAAAGAAGTTGTAGGAGTTAAATGAGTTTCTTTGAGTCAGAAGTAGTTCGTGCAGAAATGACTGAGATCGGTGAACTTCAAGAGGATGTTTATCGCAATGTCTTCAAGTTCCCCTCCATGAATAAGGAGGAGAAAAAATTTCATGTCAGTATGTTAGAAAGACTTCTTGATAAGCAAAGAGTTCTTTATACAAGACTCAGTTTATCTGATGATCCCGATGCAAAGATGATGAAGGATCGCATTGTCGAATCCGCAACCATGATGGGCCTCCCGCCCGATGCTGATATGAATACTATCTTCAGTAACATGTCAAAAATGCTTGAAGTGATGAAGAATCAGATTGACAAAGACTCCTGACTCATCTAGAATAACGAAGTACACACAAGCCAAATCCAAACAATTTAAGGTAATCTAAATGTCTTTTGCAAATCTTAAGAAGCAGTCCTCTCTTGGTTCTCTTACCTCCAAACTGGTAAAAGAAGTTGAGAAGATGAACAATACCTCTGGCGGTGCTGATGAGCGTCTCTGGAAACCAGAAATGGATAAGACTGGTAACGGTTTTGCAGTCATCCGTTTCCTTCCTGCCCCTGACGGAGAAGAACTTCCTTGGGCAAAAATGTATTCTCATGCATTCCAAGGCCCTGGTGGTTGGTACATCGAAAATTCTTTGACTACTCTTGGACAGAAAGATCCTCTGTCAGAGTACAATCGTGAACTCTGGAACAGTGGTAACGAAGCAGACAAAGAAACTGTTCGCAAACAGAAGCGTAAACTGTCCTATTATGCCAACATCTACGTTGTGCAGGATAAGGCTAATCCTCAGAATGAAGGACAAGTCTTCCTGTATAAGTTTGGCAAGAAGATCTTTGATAAGATCATGGAAGCGATGCAACCTGAGTTTGAAGATGAGACTGCTATCAATCCATTTGATTTCTGGCAGGGTGCTAACTTCAAACTGAAACTGAAGAAAGTTGCAGGTTACTGGAACTATGACTCCTCTGAGTTTGATCGTCCCGCACCTCTCCTGGATGATGACGATGCCATGGAAGCAGTTTGGAAGAAGCAGTATTCACTGACTGCTCTGACTGCTACTGATCAGTTTAAGTCTTATGAGCAACTGGAGAACCGTCTGAACATGGTTCTTGGCAAGAAGAATCCACCTGCTCGCTATGATGAGGAAACTTCAAATGAAGATAGTGATCGTGGATCATACTCTCCCGACTTCAACTCCCGTCAAGAGTCCAACCCAGTCCCTACTGATCTGAAAGAAGAACTCAGCAATCTGAGCTCTACTAAGAATGATAGTGATGAAGATGATGCCCTCTCCTACTTCCAGCGTCTTGCTGAAGAGTGATCAGTTGTAAAGTCTAATATTATCTCCTCTTTTCAGGGTTTCACTCACATACTGGGTGGAACCCTGTTTATATGGCATGATCTCTTCTAAGTCATTGATGATGAGACTTAAATAATCACTCTTAAGTAAGAAAATATTTCTCTTGTTATCTTGTATCTCTGACTCGTAAGTGTAATTAGTAATCTCTTCAGTGATATTTGTAATTACTCTATTGCTTCCAGTTCCTCTATCGTAAAAATCTACAGAGTAATTTGATGAGACGGTAAGTCCAGCAGGAACAATAGTATTTCCAAGACTGTCAATCACTTGTAGAGTTTCATAATGGTGTGTTGACTCATATCCTGATACAGATCCATACTTATTAAGTAAGTAATTTTCAAATGATGTTTGGGTGAGAGGCCATTCTGTCTGAACATTAATAATATTATTTGATAACAGAACTAACCAATCCAATTTCTCATCATCATAAACTTCAAAGGCAACATTATCTGGACGATCATCACCAACGATTTGATACTTGGTGAAGAAAGTTAAGTCACCAAAAATATCATCTCTAAGTTTTCCTCTCTTAAAAAGATTTTTGACAGTATCATATTCTGATATATTATTATCAGAAGTTCTACTGACATATTCAAAGTTGGGTACGTTGCGAAAATAACCTGCCATTTTAGAAACCTATTTCTTCTAGTTTTTGTTGATCGCCTTTAAGATCTTCTCTAAAACCTTTGCTACCCGTTATTCCGTCTCCACCATCATGATAATCATCCTCGTAAATGGGATCTAACTCAGTAAAGTTCATTTGAACAACATATTGAGTCATCGTTCTTGCATCATCATTAAAAGTCATATATGATCCTGACGGAGTGTAATCAACATTAAAACCTGTTAATGCACATGTCTTTATTCTATTTAAAGATGGATGATCCTCAATTGTATTGCCTTCTTTATCGAATGTTTGATATCTAATATCAAATATATTAGGTGCTTTTAAAAAGATGGAGCTGGTGGTTTTAACTGACATTCCTTGTTTGAAGAAACGAATGATTTGTTTTACTTGTTTTGCTTCCGTATCACTTCTTGGTGATAGCACAAAGTTAAAAGTAAAGGGCCTCAATGCAGGTGCATTGAAAAGCAACTCCATATTTGGGTTCAATACTGCTCCAGTAGTTCTGGACAGTAATCCTTGTACACCCACAGCTTGTTGTGCCAGATAAACTTTAAGTGCATTATTGATACTATTATCTTCCGTGACTTGTGCTGCAACATCTTGAAGTATTTGTCCACCCCTTGTAAAAAGGTTTCTAATATTTCCTGAATTCATTAGACTTAGTGAGGCACCTGCACCAAATGCCTGAATTGAATTCAATTGGCCTGGATTCCAATCAACAGAATTTGCATCTGTAATTCCAGGTTGCATTGGAAGAGTGACACTACCTGTAATTTTACCCTTGGGTGTACTTCTTCTGCTAAAATTTTCTCCTGATCCAAATCCACGAAGTCTAAAACTAATATTAGTTCCTTCATGAGCTCTCATAGTAAATCTAATTCTATCTTGTTTGTTTGTCCTTATATTCTCTGGATAAGCATAATCTCCATAATCTTTTCTAATAGTTCTTGCCTTAATATCTGAGCTAGTGGCAGCACTCGCTAGGATTGAATCCGCATCTTCAGCGAACTGATCTGCAGCTAAATTATTATTCACTGAAAAAGACTTATTGCGTTCATCACCAATTTTAATGTTTGAATCATCAGCGATTTGTTGAGCGGATACCGACACAAGATGCCTAATCTCTGGACTTTGTTTTCCAGTTTGATAATCAGAAACTTGTCGTATTAAATCGCTTGATGCGTTGGCACCAGCAGAAAATGTATTACTCGATCCGTTATATTCAAGTAATTCATCTCCATCACTATTTTTGACAACAAAAGATCCATTAGAGATTCTGGTGACATTTCCAGCATCATCTTTCTCTGGAGTGTAAGTTGTTTCTATTGTAAGAGCAGTTACTTTACCATCAACTTCAATCGATGCTTGTACTCCTGTTAGTGTTACTGGTTCCGCCACAATTGCAGTTCTTTTTTACTTATTTATAGCACAGTCATTAAAAACATATAACCAATATCACGCAAGTCATTTAGTTCACTAGCTCTCACAGAATGCAATTGTCCTGGAACCTCTTCCCATGTATAATTTCTTACTTTACCTAAATGATAATTTATCCCTCTAAATCCCCACCTCTGAACATCAATACAGGCTATGAGTGGATGTTGATCATACTCTAAACCTTTTGTTTTAGCGTTGTATATGAAAGTATAATAGTCACCAACATCAGGGACAAGTTGAATATCAGTAAGAACTTCAGTTATTAAAATCATTCGCTCCTCAGCATCTCCGGTAGAGAGGATTTCATCTTTTATTGGAGCGATTCTATTATCACTTACTTGTTCATCAAACTGAAATTCGTCTACTTTGTTTTGTTGAGCCATTACTTAATGCCTAATTCTTTTTCTGTTACGATCTTGAATTCTATTCTTCTATCATCACAAAATTCTTTGGCTGCTTTCCATTTTGCCTGATTCACTGCATAAGTTTTACATTCATAAAGATATGATTTTGTTTGACGTTTTGGCGTCTTAGGTGGTAGAGTTTGTCTTTCTGGTTTAACTTCAACCACATAGGTTTTAATTTTACCAGTGCTCTCTTTTACCTTAATAATAAAGTCTGGAAAGTAGCGATGCACTCTATTGTCAACTGGAGAAACGTATGGAATATAAAACTCCTCTGAACCCCAGGATACAATGCTTTCATTTAAGTCACACCAACGACAAAATTTACGTTCCCAACTACTACGACATATTATATTGCTAACATCACCTTTGTATTTTCTAGGATATTCTGGTTTATACTTACTTTTTACACTTTCTCCCATTACTTACCTACATAATATACTGGTAAAATATTTATAGGTTGCATGGCAACACCGTCCCCCAAAAAAAGAAGACTATCGGACTTAAAGGCAAGCATCTTGTCACCTGCACAGACATCTCATTTTGAGTGTCACTTTAATCCTCCACCATTAGTTAACACTTGGTTGAGAGAAAAGGAGAGTGTGGGATCTGGAGTGGCTTATGTAGGACGCGAAACCTTCTTCACACTATCTTGTTCCGAAGCAAACCTTCCCGGATCTCAACTAGCAACACATGAGATTTTGAATGACTTCCATGGTGTTAGTGAGAAACACGCCTACAGAAGACAATTTGATGATAGGGCGGATTTTACTTTTTATGTTGATAGAAACTATAGTATAATTCATCTCTTTGAAAATTGGATATCTTTTATTGCCAATGAAAGAAGAAATGATACCAGTGAAATAGGGCCTAGTATTGATTCTCCAAACGCCTCTTATCGATTTAGTTTTCCAGTAGAGTACCAAACAAATATCTTTATTAAAAAATTTGAGAGAGATTATGATGGAAAAAGTTTAGAATATAAGTTTATGAAAGCTTTTCCTTTGAGTATATCTCAAATGCCAGTCTCTTATGAGGCATCCGATTTGTTAAAATGCACAGTGTCATTTGCATATAGTAGATACGTTGTTAATGGTAGAATAGTATCTGCATCTGATTCTGATTCTGATGAATCTAGAAATTCAAATCTTCTCTCACAAAACTTCTTAGATGACAGAGGAAACTTTGATTTGAACACTCAAACTATCGCCTAAATATTCACACTGAAAAACTCTATAGGATATTATGCCTTTACCAAAAATTGCTACGCCAACTTATGAGTTGGAATTGCCATCTACAGGAAAAAAAATTCAATTCAGGCCATTCCTAGTAAAGGAAGAAAAATTATTGGTTCTTGCGCTAGAGAGTGAAGATACAAAACAAATCACTACAGCAATTAAGAACGTAATCAAAGCATGTATTCAAACTCGCGGTGTCAAAGTGGAGGCTCTTCCAACATTTGATATTGAATATATCTTTTTGAATATTCGTGGCAAGTCTGTTGGAGAAGAACTTCAAGTTAATATTCTCTGCCCCGATGATGGAGAAACATACGTCCCAGTAACAATCAACATTGACGATATCAAAGTCTCTAAAGATGAGGATCATAATAATCAAATTAAACTTGATGATAAACTTATGATGGAAATGAAATACCCATCTCTTGAGCAGTTCGTTAAGAACAATTTTGATTTCAATCAAGGTGACGAAATCGAACAATCTTTTGGATTAATTGCATCATGTATTGATAAAATTTACAATGATGAAGATGTTTGGGCGGCTGCAGACTGCACTAAAAAAGAAGTCTCAGAGTTCCTTGATCAGATGAACACCAAGCAGTTCAAAGAGATTGAAAAATTCTTTGATACAATGCCTAAGTTATACCATGAAATTGAAGTTACTAATCCAAATACTGAACTTAAGAGCACTGTGGTGCTGGAGGGACTTTCAAGTTTTTTCGCATAGCTCTCCTCCACATGGATCTTGAAAGTTATTATAGATTGAATTTTTCTCTAATTCAGTATCATAAATATTCATTAACTGAGATTGAAAATCTTATCCCATGGGAGCGAGACATTTACGTTGAAATGTTAAAGGCGCACTTAGAAGAAGAGAAACTTAAGCAACAACAAGCGAATGGCAGTTAATGCATCAGAAAGATTGAGATTAGCATACGAGTATAAACTCGGTAAGGACTTAACGTCCAAACTTTCTGATGATCAAATTAAAAAACTTTCTCAATACTATAATTCACTACCTCCCAATGAGCAGAGTAAGGTAGATAGTGATATTATAAAAGGTGGTGGAGAATTTTTAGATATTGCCAGAGGAATGGCTGGCATGATGGAAGTTGAGATGGAGGGAGATAAAAAATTTACTCCAAATGCTGAGAAAAAACCTCAAGGCCCAATGAGGCCTCCCTCTAAAAAGGGTGGGGATGTTTATTCTAAGAGAGCAAGTGACTCTGAAATTGCAGGAGGAGATCTTACTACCTATGAAGGAACCAAAGGTACGGATTTAGTTGATGAAGAGATAGATGAAAGAATATTAAATTTATTGGGATTAGATGATGTATTTGATATTGATTATGATACATATAAATCTCTTTTAAGAGAGAGAGTCGCTGCTGCCAGAATGGGTGGTAGTGAGATGCCTACTGAGGAGGCAGAACTTGTCACTGAAGAATTTAAAAGAGTAAAGAGAAAAGTAGGAAGATTCAAATTAAAGAAGAAAAAGATATCTGC